AGCAACAGCGGCGATAACATCAGGTTGTGATGCCATTTTTTCAATAAAGGTGTCGAAGCTAGTCATTTGTTCTAGGATTGTTGTGAAGTTGGTGTTGAAGTTGATCGTGTAATTGAATATCATCTACTTGATTCTGCTTCGCAAGTTTCTCGCTAACTTTGGGATCTGTATCCCACATCATATCAATAATGAAATTGACCTGATTAACGGTCAGTTCCATAGAACGAGTGTTCATAGCAATAATAGGTTAAAGGGGCATTGTAGTCGCTCCTAGGTGCCTCTCAGCAGACACAGGAGAAACCAGAGTAACGGTCAGGACACTTATCAGTGTGAAATGCAGTAACATCTGCACCACTAGCGATACGTGAGTTGACTTCATGAGAGAAAGTCAGTGCTGTGATGGTTGACCATGATACCATGTCCTTACCATAATCGGAAGGGAAGGTAACACGCTTGACAAAACGCTTGACACATGTTTTAATACCGTGAACGTCACATGCTTCAGCAATGAATGCTTCAGGGAAGAAGTCAACGATACAGACAGAGTTAGTGAGTTGCATTGGGTGCTCCCTTGGTGACCTCTATATTATAAGGGGTGCGGAGGTCATGCGGAAGGTCGAGTGGACACTAGCTCAACTGTCACCCATGGTTGTCCATGAACTCATCTAGTGTGTAACCTTCACCAGTTGATGTTTCTTCAATCAGTTCTTCAATGGTGAGAAACTCCATCTTCAAACGATACTCCTCTGGTGTGTCATCTTCTGGATCATAATCATCATGACAGAGATACTCCCATTCATGAACGAGTGCATCAATCAATTGTTCTTTAGTGTAAGTCATTAGCTCAATTGTCATTGAAAATAGGAATGATGTCAGTTCTTACGTGTAGGGTTCTGTTTATGTGCTGCTCCCACTGAGCGGCATCGTCCAAATTGTAAAAGGTCGCTTGTTGGCGGGACGTGCATCCCTTCTTCTTGTTCTTCATCCAAACGACAGCGTATTTCATGCCAATAACAAGGGTATACTAAAATGTTAACATAATGACGACCCCATCGTGAATTTGCTGATTCAGGAAGAGGTTGATCGATGAAGCAAATCGTTAGATAAGCATCATCGATAAAGGAAATATAACCTTTGATACCATCGTATTCAACAGGTTGTAGCAATTCAAAATCATTCTTGTTCATCGAACAACTTGCGATCTTTGTTCTGTGGTTTGGGTAATCTGAACATCTCTTTGAGATCATTCAGTTCATTCAGTTGTGTCTGCAGTCTATCAATTTGTGCCTGCAGAATCTGAAAATTCTGATCGTTGTTGTTCTGTACTGAATTTTGCATCTGCAGCATATTCTGGATTGCTGCTTTGAATTCCTCTTCGTTCATTGTGAATCAAATTAGTAAGTTGCCGTTCTAGTTCGACCTCAACCATGATAAGTTTATTAATCATGTAACCGTGATAGTCAATGCCATCAATCAGTTTGGTCACAGTATGTATATCCTGTAATGCAAGCAGGATTCTCTCTTTTTTATCCATCAAAATCTATCAGGAAGATGATTATTATAACCGAGCATGTAATTTTTTAGTTCTGTGTAACGTGCTCGATGCTTTTCATGATAGTCTGCTAGCTGTTGAATAACTACTAGCATTTCTTCATATACGTATCGTGGATCAGTATTGTCTCCAAAACCATCTTGGAGATAGTCCTCGATACACTCTTGTAATCGATCCCTACGATGTTCTTCATAGGTGGTATCAGTACCAACAATGGGACTGCTCATGAAAATTCCTCATTACGACGACGGTCTAAGTATTCAATGATCTCTCCACGCCATTCTAGCAGTTCATGATAGCATTGCTGATCATGTGCATCCTGACGTAGTTCGTGATCTGGTTTCAGAACACTCTCATAAAAAATAAAGAATGCGTCTTTGCGTTTTTCTTCTTTAGAAGTGTCCCAGTTCATAGTATAGTCGGTTTCTAGTGGTTTGCAGTGGTTTAAGGGGAAATCGAAACAAATTAATTTTCAGGTGGGGGACCAGCAGGACCCCAACCATCATTTTCAGGCACACAGTCGTCTTCGTCTACCTGATCAATTGATCCAATGTCACAAACTGGCACCTCATGCTCACCACCAATCAAATACCATGGCATAATATCTCCATGGTATTCAGGATGGGCAGCATATTGTGTTGTGTATTCTTTATCACCAATATACTTGATCTGATCCTCAGGAATTGAATTTTCCCTTAAAATAGCTTGGATCTGCATATGTGTGAGTTCTGGTTTGGTGGGAACCTTCATAGTTGAATGCTAGATGAGGTCATCCTATCACACCATCGATGGCGTGTCAACCAGGATTTGAAGGATCTTCGTTGATGTAAGGGATTGTCCCATTAGGTTTGACAATATATGCAGGAATTCTAAATGCTGCGTTTGGTAAATTTTGTGGTTGTGGGAACCAGTCACAGCAATTGTCTACAGCAATCTGCTCAGTCTTGAACACATAAAATGTATGCTTTTGTGCGAAGATTTCATCAATCTCACTCTCAGGAATGATCCATTGTGCTTCACCATTCTCGTCTACACTCTTATAATATGCATACATCAATGCTTTATTATCAGAAGACATTGAATCATATGCAGTATTATCTACTACCATAACAAATTTGTTCTCTAGCTCTGCTAAACGAGCACACATTTCACCAATTGTTTTTGGATTTAAAGAGATAAGTGCCATCAGTCAAGTCCTCCGTCATCAATAGCTCGTAAAATAGCATCAAGAGTATTACTCTCACTGTATACTCTGTTTTGTGGCATTCCATCCACTTGCTTAGTAGTGATTGCCATTGCCATATAAGACATTGATCTACTAGCAAACTTGCGATACACTGACTGAGCAATGTGGAAGAATTGTTCATCAGATGCTAGATACGCTCCCAATTCAGAGTTCTCAACTAGCATTTCTGCATATTTCTTAGGACTAATTGGAAACTTAACGTTACTAGGAGGAATTGATAGTTGCTCTTGTGGAATATCCCTTAATTTCTTTCTATATGCAACCCACTGTGCTTTCTCATCATCAGTAAGAGGAGCATCTCCAAGTTGTGACCAGTCACTATCCATAAGTAGGAAATTTCTGACTATTGTAATCTTAGTCCAGTTTGTGTATTCATCAGCAGCAAACTGTGAAGCAAGTTTACCCTCAAGATCAATATCACTTAAGTCTCTAAACTCAATAAATTTTGCATCTAGCTTGGTGTATAAGTCATCAATCTCTGCCTTCTCAAATGCATCGAGATTCATTTCATATGAAACCCACTTATATTCACCTGTTTTTTGATTTCTTTGAAACTTGTTCTTGTTCATCAAGGCGACACCAGTCTTATACCTGATAAAACTTTCTAATTTATCCCTATCAGAATCCCAAATAGGATATAGAATAGGGACAATTTCGTCTTTCCAGAAATCATCAGTAATAACTTTCGTTACACCATTTTTTGCCATTGTTCTATTAATGGCATTTAAATATAGTGCTACATCTTGTGAAGAATACTCGTTCATTGTATTAGATTAGGGATCTCATACCGTCATAGTATTTAGACGGCTTTGATTAGGTACTTGACTCTGTGGTACTTTGTAATTAAAGGAATATTGACTTCTGGAATAGCTTCTGCTGTAACTGTAATAGGTGTGGAAGAACTCATTGTGAATAGTCCCTCATCAGAAGATAAACCAGACTCAATAACATTAACAGTTCTGTCAATAAAATCAATGTCACAAATTTCTGTACCATCTGTTGGTGTGAATACTCTAGTTGTAATCTCACCATAAAATAGTGCCATGCCAGAGATACCGTAGTTGTCTAGAGTAGGATCAGAGTTATCATCTTGAGTAAGAACTCTAGTTTGTCTCACAAATAATTCAACTGCTGATGCTCTTGCATTACTATTTTCAGGAATATCTATAGAAGTTTCTGACCAAGTTGAATCACCACCAGTAGAAGATTTAACAACTCCTAATAGATTTACTGTTGATGAACCAACAACACTATAATAGAGTAAAAGATCCTCGTCAGGTGTTTCACCACCATTCAAACTAGTACCACGAATAACTGACCATTCAATCTTTTCTACATTAGATAGATCTAAAGGACCAATTGTATATTCTCTAGTACCTGGACCTGCAAAAGGTAAGTATCTATTAGAACGAGTACCATATGTTGGGGAATCACCATTGCCACTAGTAGACATCTGGAATTTACCATTATTTCCAGTTCCATTGCCAGGAGTTACTGGTTTCAAAAGAACTTCTTTAGTATCACCATCAGCACTAGAAAGTTTCCAAATACCATCATCAAATCTTGTAGCACCAGGTACACCTGTTAAATCACATTCATAATATCCACCTTCAGGATTAGATAGAGTTCCCTCTATTTCTTCGCCAGGTAATGTTCCTCTAAATTCTGCTGTAACATTACCAACACCACCGTTTGCAGATCCATCACCACCATTAGAACCAGCAGATTGTAGACCACATGTAACAGATGTATTAACGTTGGCAATAGAAAGGATTAATGTAGCACCTTGACCACCGCCACCACCTAGTCTTCCATCCTGCTCACTTTCATCTTGAACTCTAATCTGAACATATCCAGAACCACCAGAATTTCCTGGATTACCACCATTACCTGCAGTGCTCCATGATGCTGAACAATAATCAGATCTGTAAGCAGATCTACCACGAGCACCACCAGTACCACCACCATTACCATTATGTCCAACACCTGCTTGTCCACCAGTACCACCGTTAGCTTGTCCACCAATACCGACGCCACCGCCGCCTCCACCACCGCCACCAGCGGTGCAGTTACCAGTAGTACCATTAGCACCAAAGGTAAAGTCGAGTGCAGATGTTTGTGAATTTAAGTTAGATGATGCACCTTGGTTGTTACCACCAGCGTAGCATCCATCAGTAGTACCACCACCGTTGAAACCACCACCTGATCCACCGCCGCCACCGCCGCCGCCTGCGCCACAAATAGGAATAGCACCATCCCAGAAAATACCAGTGGATCCACCACCGCCACCACCTGAAGCACCATTACCCCAATAACCAAGTCCAGCGTTACCGCCTGGCGATGAACCAGAACCTCCTGTACCAAACCGATATTCTGTTCCAGTTCCACTAACAAGAGAGTCAACATCATTCCATCCTTGCCCACCACCACTTCCTGTAGTCCACGTCAGACTAGTAGGACCAAATCCAAGGTTTGCAGTAACTAATGCACCAGCACCACCACTACCACCGTTTGCACTATTATTACATCCAGAGTTACCATTTCCATTACCACCACCACCGCCGCCGCCAGCAGCTTTGATAGTTACGGTTCTAGCTGTAACACCAGTATTAGAAGGTGCATTCCATGATGATCCACCTTGTGTTACAAATCCAGTATCGGTAGTTATAGTGAATGTACCAGATGTTCCAAAACCACCTACACCTCCATCTCCACTTCCTGAACCACCATTAATAGTTCCACTACCAAAATTACCACCATTACTTCCTGAAGCACCATTTGAAGAACCACTGATAGAAACATTATCCATAGCTAATAGAGCAGCAGGAACTAGATATGTTCCTCCATTACCACCATTACCACCATTGTCACCAGCACTACCGCCATTACCGCCATATGCATAGCAAGTGTAAGTAGCTCCACCAATATCAAATGTTGCATATGAAAATCCACCATTGCCACCATCACCCGAAGTTCCACCACCACCACCGCCAGGCGCTTTTAATACAATATCAATTCGTGTTACATCGCCAGCTGATGCAGCAATTGCTGGTAAAGTAAATGATCCTTGTGATACTAGTTCATCATTTTGGAAGACTGTACCAGTGCCAGGTGGTGTAAATACATCTGCTTTACCACCAATTTTAGTTTGTCCATCAACAACATATAATCTTGGAGAAGGTGTTGATACTACATCTTCAAATGTACCAGCAGCAATTCTAACTGCAACAGTACCAGAAGCTTGGCCAAGTGTAGGAGTTGATTCTGGTGTATATGCAAATGCCGTACTAGAAAACTGAGACTCTAAAATTTGGAACGTTCCATTATACATTCCTTGATCTTCTGGTATTGCACCTTGAATTGTGATATAATCACCTTTACTAAATCCATGTGCTTCTGGTGTGGTGACTAATACAATATTGTTAGCAGAATCAAATACTGCTGTAAGAACAGGAACAATCGGACTACCAGTAATAGGATAACAACCATCTGGTTCTGGTGGATCCTCAATAATACCACCACGTAGTCCAATACCTTGAATGCCCAACATGTCATTAGCATTGTCATTGCCAGCTGGAACACCAGAATCTTGTTCAGTTCCTGCTCTGAGAGTTTGTTTTAATTGAATATTTTGATTTGGTTGATCTTGTAATGCTGTAGGAATATCAATAATAAATTCTCTCCAGTTAGAGTGAATAGCATCATATAAAGCAAATGCTTCTGCCCCTTCTAATCCATTTTCAATTCTGTAATCGTTTACAGATGGGAAAAGACGAAGTTCTGTACCATCACTGAAAATACAATATAATCCTTCATTTTCATTGTTAGGACGTTCTCCACCATTACTATCATTACCAGCAACAGCAAAGACGTAAAGTTGAGTATAACCAGTGAAATCAAGTGTATATGTGACGCTTCTACTTAATTTTAATTGATCTGGATTATCAAAACCAGTTGCTGTAGCACGATATCCAAAAGCAAGATAGACATTACTTTGTGCAACTCCTGGTTTAACAAATCCTTCCCACTCTCCTGTTCCAGGACCATGTGGTTCTAATGAAACATCATCATATCCAATTCGACCACCACTAATAGGTGTTAAGTATGAAACTAATTCTGGATCAGAGACATCCCAAAAAATATCAGCAGGTTGATTAGGATCAACACCACCAGGTCCTGGTGTATTACCAAAAGTTGCAAGTGATGGATCGTTTAACTTCTCGCGAGTTAATCCATGTGAGTGACCTAATGCTAATCCACCTTGTCCAACTGGTTCAAATGGTAGTATATTAGCTCTTTGAGTAGTATAATTTACAGCAAATTCATCGATAGGTACACCATCTCTTTCATTATCAACAGAATCATCAGCAATAGATGATAAAATATAATGATTATGTTCTACTGGTCTATTGAAAATATGATCATCAATAGGTCCAATTCTAAATTCAACCTTACCAGTAACGTAAGTGAATACATCAGCACTAATATTTTGATATCCAGTTGTTCTTACATCTCCAACACTAAAAAATACCCCACCGTCTAAAATTTGATCTTTTGAAATATACCATCTACCACCAGTTTGTCCAACACTATTAACCAATGCATTTTCTACTGTTGGTGTTCCTTCTCCATCTACATCACCAATACCTACAATAATTCTATCTCTGTAGTCTGGTAGATTAAATGTTCCTACCTGATGAGGTGAATCAGCAAATGTAAAAGACTTATTAAGTAGAATAGTAGGATGAGTGCCAGTAGTAATATCTACATTGTTTTTAGGTAACGTAGCTGGGTCAATAGTGTCAGGAAATACAATTTCATATGCAAATTCACCTGATGGAAGTTGTGCGCTACTAAGAGTTTCTGTTGGTACTTTAGTTACATAAAATATAGAATACTCCCAATCACCTGAGGGCATAGATCCCAATCCTGGTCCAGCTGGTGTACTACCAGTATCATCTTGCATTCTAAATGCTGTTCCATATGGATATGGTAGTTTATTTCCACTCGCAATACCAGGATCTCTATAGAAATTGATAAAGCATTTATTACCAATCCATAAAATCCTTCTCATACCACCAGCATTTGCTGACTGTGTTGGTCTGGAAGTTGTAGATCCACCGTAAGTGTTTCTAATAGTAGAATATAATTGAGGATAATCTCTAATATTTAATTCACTTCCGTCACAGTACAAATATCCTTTGTAACTATGCTCCATATTCAAACCACCAGAACCTGCACCACCAAGTGCATGTGCTGGATCAGTAGAAAAAGTATCTACTGGCACAGGAAAAATGGATCCAATAGAAGCATAGTTAGCTTCATGTTCCTGCTTATAAGCAGTAAATTTATTTCTGTACGAAACTGTCATCAGTATTTGATTAGAAACTCTTGGACAAGATATGGTTGTATAAACTGGTCTGCTTTATTCTGCTCATTAACTATAATCTTCAATGTAGAAGATAAGTTAGCTGCTGGAATAAATGTTGGCACAGTATTCAATTGATATGTATGTGGTTGTGCTTCAAAGTTTACAAAGTGTCTATGTGAAGCATCATTACCAAATTGTTGCACTTCAGTAGTGGTGTTTGAGATAGCAGAAATGCCCTCTCTATCACCATCTTTATTACCATCAAAAGGAACGTTTGTAAACTTCCAGTTGCCTGGTATAGAAAACTCTCCAATTAAGGATGTTGGTCCCGCCATCTGTGGCATACCAGAACAAACAATACCACCAATTAAACCAGATGGTTCACATTTGGTAAAAATTGTTCCTGTGTAGTCTACTGTACCACATGTGGTATTATCTTGAGGTTGAGATCCTTCACTATCATCACAACCAATACTAGTTCCAGACCACATTGGATATAAACATCTTCCATCTGATTCAGTGTCTCCACTGCCAATTAATCCCTGTACATAACTAGACATTGTATCATTATTAAATACATCTGTATCAGCAAGATCTGGTGTTAAACAATAGTTCTGTGGTGGAATATAGAAATTACAACCTTGTAAACAACCACCATAAACATATCTGGTACAGCTACCAAGTAATGCATTACTAAATCCATCAGGATTACTAACACCAGACAATTTAAATCTAGTAGATGCAACAGCACAAAGATCTTGTCTAGTATTATAATACCATGGAACAACACATAGAGTAGATTTTCTTCTATAAAAGTTTCTGCCAAATGAACTAAATTCATTTCCAATCGATGATCTTACCCTAGTTCTATTGCCGTCATGGAAGTGAGCATGTGGTATAAAAGCATTAGGAAGAACTTCAATAGTTTCTGTATAGTTACCTGTATTTCTTACAAATCCTGGTTCACCAGTAACAGGAATTATTTGAGATGGGATAAAGAAATTACCCTGATATAATATTTCATATACTTCACCAATATTACTCTGTACTTCTAATCCAACACCAGATTTTGTAATCTCTTGGTTGTTATCATCCTGAATTCTCAAATCAACTTCTAGTCCTAAGTTAGCACCAGATGATGCTCGTAACTTTTTAGAACCATAATCAGGTAATTGGAACTGATTCTCTAGTAAGTTGACATTTGGTTTTTTATATCTAGACTGAGATCCAACACCTAAAATTGCTGCTAGTTCTGGAAAAATATCTGCAGCATAGATAGCACCATCACACCTTAGATATCCAGCTGGTAGTAATTCTTTTGTAGAAGCATTATCTGGATCATTAGTGGTTAACTCATACGACCAGTGAATGATGGAACCACTAGTAGTTCCAATCTTTGCTTTTTCTCTATTATAGAATACTGCCATTTAGAATGCCCTCATTATAACAAGAGTAGTAAGTGACGGGGTATTGGGATTAATCTGCACACTTAAAGCCTTGTCAACACTTACAGGTGCTATAGTTCCCGTTGTCATATTATTTATGAGCGTAGTGCTTGGAATTCTCAACTGACCTCTTGTCATTGATAGATCAATTGTGAAATGATTATGAGATGCAAGTGACTGCGACCCCCACTGATCAGCATTATGATTTAACGTTGTAGGATATGGTCCTTGTCTTCTTGCATTAGTAACACTACTACCACCTACATATGAGTTTTGAGCCCCATTATATCTTCCTTCTGGAGGGAATGGCAAAGAAACTGCAGGTTGATCCACTTGAGGGATACATGAATAATCATCGTCATAAGCGTTTTCAATAGTATAATACTGTTGAATAGTTCTTGGACTGGATGTTGCTCTAGCTTGTGGAATTGTTTGTGAAGCAGAAGTAAAATCACGGAATGTACTACAATCTACTAAACTATCTGCAAGTGGATCATACCATGTGAGTGATACTTCACTCGCAGTAAAGTTATCAACTGTACCTTCATTGCCAAGTGGTTCTGGTGTAACAGTTGTCCATTCAGATCCTTGTGTATCATATTGACCAGGCATAAAAGTAGAAACATATGTTCCTTGTGTTTGAGCTGATGGATAAGAACCATTAGTACCATCAGAATTTGTAGGTCTTGGATGAGTATGTGCAGGAGTATGGTCAATACCTAATTTTCTTGGTATAGTTCTAAATGTGTCAAAGAATGCAGGATCGCTTAAAGTAATTCCAGTAATTTTACCAGATAGAGTTGTTGATGGATCAACAGAAAAATTCACATCGATATAAGATGTAATAAGATTTAACGGTGCTGCATCATTACCATTTTCTGTGATATATGCGCCAACAACCGCATTATCAGCTGGATCAAGTCTAGAAGATTCTAGATCAACCATGCTACAATTATTTAAACTTGGGAGAATGAATACATCTTCCTCTTCATAGTATGGATATGGGTTTTGGATACCAACTGCAGGACCACCAGTTTCCTGATAAGGACCATATGTATTACCTATCAGTTGTGCCAACAGAGGATAATCAAGAGCTCTGAGAGTTTGTCCTCTACAGACAATATATCCAAAAGGGATTGCGTCTTCTGCGACAGCAGATGTACTTGATGAACCCGTCCAAGGCATAATTGTTCCGATTGGAACTGCCTTGGCGGATTTGATTCTATTGTAATTTGCCATTGATTATACCTCGGTTAACCACCATCCTTGTACTGAAGTTGGAATACCAACTTGTCCATTACTATCAACAGAACCAAGATATACAAGAGCAAACGCAGCATTAGGAGTTTGAACTACCAGTTCTCCAGAAGGATATGGTGTAATTCTTCCACCCAACAGTGTTCCAGTATCATCTCCCTGAATCTTAGTTCCAGAAGATTCTGCTGTTCTTAGTACCAATGATGTATTATAGCTTAAGTTACCACCAACATCTGTGATTCTCACAATATCTCCTGATTGAGGACCAGATGGTAATGTAAGAACTAATGTAGTTGAAGCAGTAGTATTTACCATATAAGTAATATTTGGTACTAATGTTAGATCCTCTTCTGGAGATGCAGAAGAAATATATCTTGTATGTCTAGCACCACTAGAAGTAGTGAAGTTAGTAATACCAAATGCATCGATAGAACTATCTTGCTTAATTGCATACTCTTCTGTGCCATCTACACCAAGATTTTCTAAAGCAAATTGCTTGAATGTTGTAGAAGGTGGATTAGATGCCAGACCATTAACAGTAAACGACCTACCAGCAGTTACATTAGCCAGGTTATCAACAGAGAATGATGGAACATTAGCATCTGGATTTAAAACAACGTTCTCTGGATCTTGTGCGCTGAAGAGATAGAAGTCACCTCTTGCAGTAACACCAGCATCCCAAGTTAGTAGACCTTGGTGATCAGCGTGACCATCATCATTAACTAAAGCAAACAGTCTTGTCTGATTAACAGAATCGAAGATCTGGAAGCTTCCACCAGCCATATCCAAGTTGCCATTGATGAGAGTGTTACCACTTCTATATCCAATTGCACCATCTTGAATTTGTTCGTTCATCGTTACTTGATGAACATCACCTTTCAGTCTTCCAACAACCTTGACCCAAATCTTAGCATCACCTTCGTCATCTGCAAGAGCTAAGAATTGAGCGTAATCAAGTTTTTGCTGAGAGATATATCCTTTATCAAGGATCATCGAGATATATGTGGTAGAAGCACCAGAGTTAACTCTAGTTCTCTGCTCAACATCGATGATATTAGCAAGTTCCTTATGCTTGATTAGTCTTCTAACAGTATTACCAGCATCAAATGCACTATCAGATGGAGTAAATGTCTTGTTGGTATTTAAACCAGTACCAGCATCTTCAACAACAATAGTTAAGTTAGCAGGGTTGGTAATAATTTGTGTAATCTTACCAATAATATAATCACCAATTTGAGTAGTTGTTGCAGTTGGTGATCCAACAAATACTAAATCATCAACAGCAAACGCACCAGAACCAACACCAAGAGATTGAACAGGAATCTGGATTTGACTTGCGCTACCAGCAACAGCACTAGCGATTGTAGTAGTAGGACCACCATCAGATACATGCTGTGGATCGAACCAGAAACTATATGCTCTCTTGATAGTTCCAGCATCAAATAGTGCAGGAATACCAGCAGTATTAGAAGTAGTCTCTCCAGCACTGGAGTATTCAATATCGAATCTACCATATTGATTACCAATATGTGTAGTTCCACTACAAGAATCTACCCTGAATGTTGGTACTTGATTACCATCTGTGATCAAGAATTGCTCATTTCTCCTAGCTGCTAATCCTACAGTCTGGGAAGAAGAACCAAGTGTGTTTCTGCTTAGAACTAACTCACCATTGACTGAATCAATTGCTGTAATGACTGCATCTGGCGAGAAGTTAATTGGAGACTCGTTAGTAATATTAACAATGGTATCACCAATCTTGATATCAGCAATTGTCTTATCAGGACTCGTAACAGTTACACCAGTAATAATATTAGTTCCAGCAGTTGCAGTTCCATTAAACTGAACATTGGATAGTGTTCCACAACCACCCTTAATTGTCAGAGTGTTATTGATAGTAGTATCGCCAAGGATAGTAGTGTCACCTGTTACAGAGTTGACAATGAACACATCGCCAGCTTCACCTTGAGAACAATCTTTAGAAATTCTGAATTTCTGTTCTACTGCCTCTAGAGGAGTAACAACCTTGATAACTTCACCTTGATTAAAGATGCCATCGCTGTTTGTATCTTCACGGTCAATGATTACATAATCATTATTTGTTAGAACACCACCAAACTCAGAAAGATATACATTGTCTTGAGGACCAGTAGAATCTAGTGCCTGCTCAGTCCATGTGGCATCAAACTGTACGTTAACCTTGAAAATAGGTGTAGTATCAATATGATTGTTTAGAATTGCAGTGTAAGTACCAAGTGGTTGACGCTTAACCTTGAGGTAGTAAGGAGCAACAGATGTTCTAGTTAATTCTAGAACCTGAACGATCTCAGGATGTCCGCTACCAGAAACTGCACTGTTGATAATAATATAATCATTCTCAACAAAGTATGGATCACCATTTTGCTTAACAGGTGCAAACTTGAGTGGTAACCAGTATTCATCACCAGTTAGAACACCCAATGTCTGTGGTTCAACAGCTGGTGCTCCACCAATGTTTGTAACTTCCTGTTGATAAGCAGCACCACCCCAGAGACCAGCACCAGCAGTATCAACTTGGTTGTAACCTTCATCAGTTGTCTGTAGAACTAAGACATTAAGAATGTCAATGTTCTTATTGAATAATGTATCACTTAGAATACCATCAGCATGAGCGAATGCAGTGGATCCAAGTTGTGCCCTGTCACCTAAGAAGGAGAATGCCGCAACACCACCACACATTAGGATGTTTCCATCAAACTGTGCAGAAGCAACAACTCTCAACTGGTTGTTAATTGTGGTTAGACCACCCTGACCAGCAATGTTGATTTCAGATGCATTAAGTGCGAAATCAAGAATAGAAGCAGAACCAGAGTTAGAGAAGAATGAAACTTTACCTGCACTAGTGGTTAGGTTTACAGTATCATTAATTGTTCTTCTCGCACCTAGCTGGAAGTCACCATCAACCTTGAAGGACTTGGTTTTGATTCTAGTAAAGGATAGAGACTCGTTATTGTTATATCCACCACCAATTTCAACCTTAGAAATATTAGAACTAGGTGTATCAGAAGTAGTTCCGATGAAGATATTACTGTGTG